AACGTATCGGCCCAGTTTTCGAGTTTTAATGTTAAACACCCAAACTTCGCTGGCCCCAACAATTTCTGCGGGATTGATTGACACAATTTTAAGAACGGGATCGGTCTTGGCGTATTTGAGTTTGGCAATGAGTTTTTCTTTACTGGGCGCTTTTTTAACTCGGGCTTTTTTACTGGCCTTTTTCACAGATTTGTACTGTTCCAGTGCCGCTAGTAAATCATCAATCCAACCAATTATTCTTTTAAAGTCTGCGGCCTTGTAGTGTTTATATCCTTCTACCAGTTGTTCTTCGGTTCGTCCACGTGCAAGTTCTAGTTCGCTGGCACGATTGGCATAAAGTTCTTCGTACTTGGCAATTTGACTTTGTACCACATTGTTGGCAACTAAAAAATCATATGGCTTAAAATTAGTTTTGACATTTCGAACCGCATCATCGTAGTGCCCTTCTAGTTCGCCAATGATTTCGCTGGTCTTTTCGTTCAGTCGATCTTGTATGGTTGGTGCCTTGTACACTGGTTTATCTTCTACTGTGGCGACTTCAACAGGTTCGGGATCGGCTTTGGATATGGCATCTAGGATACATTCGCTTAAAAACTCAAGGTGTCGCGATTTGAGCGGCATATTGGCACGAACGTTGGCCATGATCAAACTGCAGGCAGTCATTGGAATACTTTTATCCGAAGTACGCTCAAATGCTCTAACTTGTTCTTTGGTGTATTCTTTGGGTCTCAGTTTCAACCACTCGATCACGTTCTTGCGTGCATCTTTTTGACTGTAGTAGTAATTGTAGTAATAGAAACTTTGACGAAGTTTATGGTCAAAATCAGCATCGCTCAAATTGACGTCGTCCTCGCTCCAATCAGGTTCGCCCCCGGTGTATTTTTCGTCGTGAAAAGCGGGATTACGGACTTTGGTTTGTTTGGTTTTGATTTTAATGCCTGCAACCGTGGCCATAACAACTCCTTAAAATTCTATTATACTATATTTTCAGCAAACTGCCTAAGATCAACTGTTGCTCTAATACAACAAGTGCTTCTTCCAATTTTTTGGCAAGTTCTTCGTATTTTGCTGTAAACTTTCGTTTACGTCTACATTCCACAAATTCACTGTCCAATCGGGCCCACAGACCCACACAATTTTGGTACATCAAATGTAACTGTGTATTGCCCAGTCGTTGAACTACCGGATTTGCATCAGTCAATCTTTGGTGTAATTCTGGGCTGTGACTCATAATATTACTTATTATAACACCTTTCCCATTCCCAGTCAAATGCGATAAATATGCTAATAAGGACTCAAAATGGCCCGTTTAAGTTTATGGCAAGATGGCAAGCACTCGAATGATTACAAGTTCTTTGACCGTCGCATTTCCGAAATGTTCACTATTGGTGGTACTGGAGTACTGCTGAACAAATATCTAGGCACAAATCCACAAGGCATGTATTTAAACACCTCGTCCGCTCAGACCGGGCCTGATATTCAATTGAATTTTGCCACCGTGGGCAATGTGCAAGTGGGCAATTTTGTTTACGGCACCGGAATTCCCACCAACGCCACAGTCAGCACCGTTTCATCAAACAGCATAACTTTGAATTTACCGACCACTGTTGCGATACCGAGCGGAACGCAGATAGGATTTAGTGCGGATGCTACTCAGCCGGCTTACACAAATCAAAGTGTCTCAAACATACAAGATTTATTATGGACCGAGAATCGAGATAGAAAATACGAAACCACTGTGTATAAAATGCGCGGTCACTATCAACGTGCCGATCAAGATTTTGATCTAAGCCAATTTGGTTTGTTTTTACAAACCGGCACGATCTTCATGACCTTTCATTTGCGTGACATGGTAGATCTAATCGGACGTAAACTGATCGCAGGGGATGTGTTGGAACTAGAACACTTGAAAGATTATGACGCATTAAACACCGATTTGCCGGCAGCGTTAAAAAGATATTATGTGGTCAGTGACGCCAGTTTTGGTGGTGAAGGATTTTCACCAACTTGGTGGCCGCACTTGTGGCGAGTCAAACTCAATCCCATGGTGGACAGTCAAGAATACAAAGATATTCTTAATAATGTTGTGGCCGGCCCCAACACAACAACTCCAGTGGGCAACATTTTGAGTACCTATCAAACTTACTTGAATCTCAACGAAACCATTGTTGCACAAAGTGAGTTTGATGTACCACTTAGTGGGTACAATACCAGCACCGTGTACACAGTTGCTACCGACCCCGCAGGCAACCCGGTAGGCAACCCCATAACCAGCGACAACAACTCAATCACTGCCGATCAACTTGATCCCACTGCCGATAGTGGAGTTACCAGTCCTGATTATAAAATACAAGGCTATTTAACCGGGGATGGTCGTGCTCCAAATCAGCTGACCACCAGTGCTGGTATTGCGTTCCCAACCAATCCCAACGAAGGCGACTACTTTCTTAGACTGGACTATTTGCCCAATAGGCTATTTAGATTTGATGGAAGATTTTGGCGCAAAATTGAAGATGCAGTACGTACCAATATTACCCCGGGTGCTGCAAATAATCAAACTGTACGCAATAGTTATGTAAATAACACTAACACATACACTGACAGTCAAGGCACAGTTTGGAACGAAAGACAAAATCTCAGCATTGCTCTAACTCCGCGGGCCGACAACAGTGACAACAAATAATCAATATGCCAGTACAATTTTCATATGACGCACAGATCCGTAGATTTGTAATACAGTTTATAAGACTGTTATCCAACTTTCAAGTCGAATTTGGTCAAGATTCGGGTGGCAATGTCACACTACAAACTGTTCCTATTTACTACGGTGATCAGAGTCGACAGGCCGCAATGATACTGCGTAACAACAGTGAAAACTCTTTAAATGCTGTACCTGCAATGGCCACTTATATAACTGGATTAGAGTACGATCGAGATCGAGTATTAAATCCCTATTTTGAAGGTAAAATTTCAGTGCGTGAACAGGTGTACAACACTGCCACACAAACCTATACTGGTACACAAGATGGAATTTATACTGTAGAACGTTTGATGCCAGCGCCGTATAAATTGCAAATGAAAGTGGATATCTGGACCAGCAATACTGATCAAAAGCATCAATTGATTGAACAGTTGTTGCCGTTGTTCAATCCGGCAATAGAAATACAGAACTCAGATAACTTCATTGATTGGAGCAGTTTAAGCGCAGTATTTTTAACCGGAGTAGCATATAGCAGTCGCAGTGTACCAGCCACCACAGATGATGCAGCAATAGATATTGCCACATTGGATTTTGAAATGCCAATTTGGCTCAACTTGCCCAGTAAAGTTAAAAAGATGGGAGTTGTTGCCAGCATTATTGCCAGCATATACAGCGAGACCGGAGATTTAAATTCAGACTTTGTGACCACACTGGAGGGGCTTGTAAGCCAACAGAGATTCACTCCGCTTGGATATGAAGTTGTGTACATGGGCAATTCGTTAAAACTGTATGCTGCCGGAGTCAATGACACAAATGGTCAGGTCACTGGTACTCCAGTCAAGTGGAGCGGACTGGTAAACTTGTACGGCGAATTGCAAAACGGTATCAGTCAAGTTAGATTGAATTTTGAATTAAGTGATGGTGCGCACGAAATTGTGGGTACTGTTGCGTACGATCCCACCGATTCTACCAGTTTGCTGTTTACTCCTATATCAAGTACATTGCCAGTCAATACATTGCCAGCAGTTACTGCCATAATTGATCCACAAAATGTCAATCTTGTCAACGTCAATATATTTACACCATCAGTGGGCACAAGATATCTGATATTAAATCCCATTGGTGATGCTAATACTCCAAGTGCGGTGGCCTGGGCCGGTGCAGTGGGTTCCAATTTGATCGCGGCAGCAAACGATATCATTGAATGGAATGGCAGTTACTGGACTGTGAGTTTTGACAGTAACCAAAATCCCGCTCCTGAATATGTTACCAATCTCAACACAACTGTGCAATATCAATGGAATGGCACCAGCTGGGTCAAAGCCTATGAGGGTTTATACGCTGCTGGAGAATGGAGTCTGGTTCTATAATGACTGATCGGCACACCGAAGGGGTAGGTGCGCTAATTTACTCCAAAAAAACCAATCGATATCTTTTTTTACTTCGCGATAAATCACGTCAACAGGGTGTGTGGGGCATTGCTGGTGGAAAAATTGATGCGGGCGAAACAGTGATACAGGCTTTGGTTAGAGAAATTGCCGAAGAAATAGGGCAAGACTTTGCCGCTAAAAAATTTATACCACTAGAAACATTCACTGCCGACAACGAAAAATTTGTTTACTATACTTTTTTGGTCACAGTTGATGAAGAGTTTGTTCCGGTATTGAACGACGAGCATCGCGGCTATTGTTGGGTCGAATTGCGAGATACGCCAAAACCCTTGCATCCTGGATTGTGGCGCAGTTTTAATTTTGAAATAGTTAAAAAGAAAATTAAGACTCTAGAAAGTATACTCAATTAAGCAACAGATATAACACCCAAATCTGCTTCAATCGCAAAATCATTATAACTGATTTGTCTTAGATTAAGTAATGGTTCTAGGCGTGAGTGTAGCCAATAGCTGTTGGTGGGTGTTACCCGAACAAAGTCAACATCAGAATAAGTTTCTATTACTTGTCTTAGACATTTAACAAAATATTCACCATTGTCAGTATCAGTATCTGTTAAATACCCGTTGGTGTTTTTATAAACGTTGTTGTACGGCCCTGTCATGTCATAATGATCGTAGCCAAGTAAAAATACTTTTTTGTGTCCATCAAAGCAGGCCATATAGGTCGCAATTGATCCAGCGTCATTTTGTATGTTTTGCGGAATCAAATAAAACTTGTTGGGATATTTTAATAATTTATCCGCAGAAGTGTACACAATATTGTTTTCGCAATAGCCTGAATTGGCAATTTCTTCCACAATGTCATCACCAGTGGCAATTAAAAAATCTGGAGTAAAGTCTCTATAGGCTGCATTGCAGGCATAACTTTGCAATGAGTCAGCCCCATACATACCAGCGTGATGATGTTGAATAAGTGCTAGATTGAATCCCAATCTGCTTTCGCCGTTACCAACTGCAACTGCTTGACTGGTTGTGTGTGTATTGGTTACACTGTTTGGTACATATTCTGTTGTGGGATTCCATTCTCCGCCCGACAAAGTGAGTTGGCTAATAATATTTTCACCAGCGTAGTTGTTGCGGTAAAGTCGTTTAAGTTGTTGCATAGTTGTTCCTGTTATTTAATATTTATACACCAAACCTGGTTCTAAGCGCGGTATAGTTTTGTAAACTTTCTGCGGCGGTAAGTTGTCGATTGTATCCCAATACCAAGGCAATTCTTCCTTGAAAATCTCTAACTGTACTGTATCCTTCTGTGCCCAAATAATAAGCAAATCCCGATCCCGAATCGCCCCAGGCGAATTTGGTTTGATTGCTTCGATATGCCGACAGTATGTTCCATCCTGACAATATGTTACCCGATCCGGTATAGACTTGATTGTTTACATAATATGAAATTGCCGTGCTTGCATATCCATCGGTATTGTCGGGATTGTTTACGGTCCATGGCCCTGTACCATTTGCACCACCAAATCTTAAACTAGTATCTGCGCTAGTTGAATCATTGCTGACGCCCAACAAACCCACCAAATTGGCACTATTGTTTAATGTAAAGTCTGGATAAAATACTATAGTAAAGTGTAGATACTTTTGCGTAACTGAACTACTGACGTAATTTCCTGATCCTACAGTAGTCCATTTAAAGTAACTTTGATTTCCGTTGCCGACCCAGGTCACTGCGCCTACAATAGTACCGTTGGCACGACCAGTCAAATCAGTCCAGGTTGTGCCAGTTCCGGAATAACTTGAACTGTTGCTGGCATCTAGATTTAATATCAATCCGTTCTTTACAATGCCAGTGGGTCGCGAT